CAGTATTACCCCCAAATTCTGAGTCATTTGACTCAGATTCTAATTTGAGTCACTGGGTCAAAAGGGGGCCTCCCACTTTTCTTTGTCCGTCGTGTCTTTGTTCGATGTCGAGCAGCGATTATTCCAACGACATTGACGACGAGCATGAGCTCAAGTTCCTCGACACCACCGTCCTCGATTCGGTGGTGGCGACTACCGGTTCTTTGACCGAGTTGTCGTTGGTCGCCGAAGGCGTCTCCGAGTCTCAGAGAGTTGGGCGCCGCATCGTGGCTACCTCTGTGGACTTCATAGGCAATGCGTATCTGCCTGCCGTCACCTCTCTTGAGGTGACCCCCGAAGGGGAGTGTCTCCGTGTTATGGTTCTGTTGGACCATCAGGCGAACGGTTTCGCCACTGCTGTGTCTGAGATTCTGCCGGGGACTGACATCAATAACCACATTCGGCGTACCGATCAGCGCCGCTTCCAGATCCTGGGTGAGCGCTTCTTCGATCTGCGCTATTGCGGGCTGACTTTTTCGGACACCGGGACAGGATACGATTATCCCGGTGTCGCGAACCAGTTTCACTGGCATGTCCCCATCGAGTCACCGATCTACTACGAGGAAGGGAATACACGCCCGGTCACGGGTAATCTGCTGCTCCTGCTCATCTCCAAAATCGGGACCGCGGGCTTCGAGGCCGAGGCCCGTTTCAACTACACCGACAATTGACTCGTCTCAGATAATATTCTGAGACGTTCTTCAAATATAAAATTGGTCAGTTCGGTGTGTGTTTTATAAAGTTACATATGCCGGGGTACAATCGCCGCTCTCAGTTTCGCTCGCAGAGCTCGTCGCGCCCTTCTAAGCGTTGGGCCGAAAGTCGTGCTTCTGGTGCGCGCTCTCAGGCTGTCTTTACGGCTCGCGCGCGTACTGCCATGGCTCGTGGGCGCTTTGCTGGCCATTACCGCAAGTCTGGGTACTACGGCCGCTACAACCGTGACACCGGAACGGAGCTCAAGTTCCTCGATACCTCGATCGACGACGCTATCGTCTCGACCACCCTGACGGTCCAGACCGCTGGACCGAACCTGATCCCGCAGGGCACTGCGGAAGATGAGCGTGTGGGGCGCAAGGTGGTGGTCAAGTCCATCCACTGGCGCTACCGCTGCCTACTGCCCTCGTCTACCAGCCAGAACGACACCTCCGAGGTGATCCGCGTCATGCTCCTGCTGGACAAGCAGTGCAACGGGTCCTACCCGGGCGCATCCGAGATCCTCCAGACCAACAACGATTGGCAGTCGTTCAACAACCTCTCGAACAAGGACCGTTTCGTGACGCTCTACGACAAGACGATTGCCCTGAACAGCATGGGCAACGGTGGCAACGGCACCACGAACGAGAGCAACGAGGTTCGTCACTGTGAGGAGTTCCACAAGAAGGTGAACATCCCCATCAACTTCGACTCGACGACTGGCGCGGTCACTGAGATCGCCAGCAACAACCTCGTCGTCGCCCTCATTTCGGAGGGCGGTCTCCCCGTCTTCAACAGCAACATGCGCATCCGCTTCGAGGGGTAAAACCGGCGTCCGGACAAAAGGCCCCCCAAAAACCTCCTCAGCAAAGCGCCTGCCCCTGTGGCTCCGGGTCTCCAACCCCATCGAGGTCTGCGAAGATGTCCTCTCCCGAAGAAGGCTGAGGAAAGAGGTCGGTTGGATCCAAAAAGTCGTCAAAGATCCCATCTGCGAGGAGTTGCGAATCGCTGAGGCTCACACGCTGAGTAGGGGGTAGCGGTCCCCCCTCCTCCTCCTCCTCGCTTGCGTCGTCGCCGTCCATTGGTGGCGGCGGCGGCGGCGGTGGCGGAGGCACCGCTGGAGGACGTGGCGCCGGCTGAGGCGGTGTCCACGTGACCGGCCCCGGGTGACAGCCTGTCACCTTGTAGACTGCCGTGATGCGCCGCTGCAGCGGCGACGGCGTCGTGGGGTCGTTGGACCACCGGTCCTGCTGGTAGTAGCTTGAAGGGTGCTCGTTTGATGTGATCAGCACCGTAGTCCACTCCGCGGCGACATGGTCGCCCTTGACGGGCGCCTGGTACCGGTAGACGTCCAGCATCCGTTTGATCTGCTGGTACGGCATCAGTCCCTCGAAGTCGTCAATGACGAGAGTCCGCTGGCCCGCGTACCCGTCGAGCCAGCCTCCGGCGGAGTCGGAGATAATACACGTGTTGTCAGGGTTGTCGTACCGTGTTGCAAAGCGGCTCTTGCCGCTTCCCGCGTCGCCGTGGATCCACCACACCGTGAGGTCGCGCTCCTGAGGGACGCGCGCCGTGGCCTCGAGGCGAGCCGCCTTCTCGAGTGCCGTGTGGTGCTTGAGGAAGCATTCCGGGTCCTCGTCGAGCACGCGCTTCACGCCGTGCTTCTGTGCTTTACGCAGTGCCTCCACTGCGTGCTTCGACCCACCCGTAGGGCGGCCGGCGTCGGCGGGCTGCTCCCCGCGCTCTCCGCGGTGCCCGCCGTTCCAACCGCCAGGCCCCACTTTACGGCAGTAATCTGCCGCCTCCTTGTTGGTGCCACGCTGCTTCTCGAGGTGGACCCCGTCGGGCAGCTTGCCCTTCACCGAGTTGAACGTGCGCTGGGTGCGCCACCAGACGAAGCCCTGAAGGTGCTTCCGTCCTCCAGCGCCCGTCTCCTCCTGGTACACCATATAATCGCAATCCACGTTGTCCAGCAGCGTTGCAATTGCAGACAGGCCCGAAGAGCCTGCCTGTGCTGTAAAAACCCAGCCCCGTGAACGGGACATTTTACAGGGATCGGTTGACTTCTGACCCGCTCGCGACTCTCAAAAGTGGCTCGACAAAATGACCCCCCAACGAAACCCCTGTTTTGTCGAGCCCCTTCGTAACGAAACCCCCGTTTTGTCGAGCCCATTTTTCTGCGAGTTTCCTAATTAGGAGACTTCCTTGAGACTCTGGCTTCCGGCGCCAGCCGGGGGTTATGGGTAAAGGGGTAGGGGTTATGGGTAAAGGGGTTGTCTGAGCGCAGCGAGTGAAGGTCGTGGGTATAATATTAAGAAGAATAGAGGGAAATTTCTTTATTTCCATCCTTTCCACCCCACCCACGTCCCCCTAGGCACCAGTATCGAGCTCCTCGTCGGTGTCCTCATCCTTTGGGTCACCCCAACCCCCTGCCATCTCCTGCTCCCAGAGCGTCCCTGTCCACTGGGAGTTCTTAGCGACCCGCAGCACGCGTGCGACTGCTGCCGGGTCGCGTGTGCGGTAAGCATCCGCGAGCTTGACCCAGTGCAGTGCCGGATCTTCGAGATTCTCATAGTCGACTGCGTCTTTCATCTGTCCACCTCCCGATGACGCAGCGGCACTGGCCATTGTTTGCTTGTGCTTGACTCAGAATTTGGGGGG